ACCCCCGCGAGGGGGTCCCGGCGCAGATGCAGACTTGGGGATTAATCACCCCCAAATGTTGAGGGAGTTTACCCTCAGGACCTATAAGGAGCTCTGGTGCCTATACCGAGTGTTGCGTATGATGGTTCGTAGAACTCGAACCATGCCGTTCCATCAAGATCTTGGAACGGTATACGTCACCTACGCGAAGAGTTCAGACCCTTCGTGTAGTGGTGCTGTCCTTCCGCCGAATATTCGGCAGGAGGAAGGCACGACCTCGGTCGTAGGGAGTCAGGTAACTGACTCGGAGGAGCATCCTGGGTGGAGAAGGCGCTTAAAGAACGCCTCCCTCCAGGACATCGGTGGAGATTTCTACACTCAGAAGAGACTAGTCGGGGGATATCCATCCCTCGTCAATGTCGATTCTCCGGTGTTTAATCTCAACTCGTGTGTGAGGTATCAAAACTCATACACGGGGCCCGTTTGGGCCATCGATGCCCGGACATGGCCTTGGCCTTCGAGCGAAAGCTCGTCGCCTTCCCAGCTTGATCAGCTGGGTGCCACTGCCATTGCCAGGTGCAAACCCACAAATAGTGCAGCGAATATCGCGACTACCTTAGGTGAGCTAATTCGGGAGAGAGGAATCTCTAAACCGAACGTGCAAACCTGGGAGCCGCGGGCGTCCACTCTAAAAGAGCGGGCGGAGAACCACCTTGACTATCAGTTCGGGCTGAAGCCGCTGGGCCAAGAAATTGGCACCTTCGCAGCTGCAGTACTCGATTCTGAACGGCTTCTTGCTCAGTATGAGCGGGATGCCGGTCGGGTGGTTCGACGTCGCTACACTTTCCCACCAAGGGTCGAAGAAACTGAATGGGAGGATTTGGCAAGTTCTGATATGCCATATATGGGCCGGCCTCAAGCCGGTCTCCATAATCCTTCTGTCAGCTTCAACGATCGCAAGACGCTAGTAGTCCGAAAGTCCATCGTGCAAAAGCGATGGTTTTCGGGCGCGTTTATCTACTATCTACCGAGCGGGTATGATGCCCGCAACGAGATGGATAGAAAAGCGCTCCTTGCCAAGGAAATCCTTGGACTTGATCTCGACTTAGAGACCATTTGGAATCTAGCGCCTTGGAGCTGGGCCGTTGACTGGTTCTCTAACGCTGGGGATGTTATCTCCAACGTTAATAGTTTTCTGGAAGACGGTTTGGTTATGCCGTATGGCTACATGATGGAACATACCATCGTTAAAGTAGACTATACGCGCAAGTTCCCGAATCTGTTGAAGTCGGGCTCTTGCGACTCTCTCGTCTCGTTCTTCATTGAAACGAAGATGAGAAGGAAAGCTAACCCCTTTGGGTTCGGAGTATCTTGGGGTGGCCTATCGGCCCTCCAAGCCTCCATCCTTGCCGCTCTGGGTATTACCCGGAAGCGGTAGGGGTCTGCACCAATTCTGTTCCAAACGCCAACGGGAGCCAACTTAGCTCCTAGGAGAGATGCCCATGTCACTAGCCGATCCGGCAACCATCACGATCTCGGGTACCCCGACCTCGTTGCCACGCACAAGCGTGGATGACGAGCGTTCGGAATACACGAGCGCGGATGGGCTCATGCAGCTGATTGCCTCCCATGACTATGGGAAGCGAACACGCCGCATGGCCCGGCTCGACCTCTCGAAGTTGACCAGCGACCCGTTCAAGCCTGCGGAAAACGTGAAGGTTTCGATGTCCGTTTACACGGTCTTCGACCTTCCGCCCGCGGGCTATACGAACGCGGAAGCGCTGGCGGCTTGGGTGGGTTACAATACCTACCTGACCGCTTCGACAAACGCCGTCGTTTCCAAGCTCCTTGGCGGTGAGTCCTGATGAAGGGACTCATCTTTCAGGGAGGATGGCGAAACGGATGGCGCTGCGCGAGATCTTGATCTGGTATGGATTCTCCTAAAAGGAGACGCTGTACCTCGTCAAATCGACCAGAATACGACCGGCGAAATAAATCGCCTCAGTCGCAATATGGTCGTAGAGCGTCCGACTTGGACTCGGGTTCTATCATCACCAGGAAGCTGGTGGTGGTAACCGTTGTCCTTGTGGACGCTCTGTACCTCGCGGGGGATGCTCTTCTGTTTGGGGCTAATTGCCCTTAGGAAGAGAGCTAGTTGTACTGGGCCTACAACCCACCAACAGAGGCTAGAACCTCGAAAGGAAGTAGATATGAGTTACTCCCAAGAGGCCTTCAGCCTCCACTCGCTGGTGTTGATGTCGGTGGACCTGGAAAGGTCCATCGACCCCGCACAATCCGAAAGGACGAACGCCTTCAAGCGTGACGTCCTCGAGGTGTTGCGGAAGCACCAGGTCACCGTGGTCGACCTGCAAAGGCCGGTCTACGGCGACTACACCGACACGGTCTTCGGCTACCTGAGGGGAAACCCAAAGGTGGCCTGGAACGTGCTGGTACTGCTGAGTGACTGGATGGTGCGCTACGAGACCACCGGCTACGACTTCGTCGCCGCGTGGATCGAAGCCCTCACCATCCGGGGCTGCTAGTAGGCTCATGTCGTCAGGGCTAGGGAAGATCCGGCCTCGGGGTAAACCCGGGGTAGATCTGAAAAGCCTGACGTCTCTCTGGTCCTGTACCGCCAATGAATTGGCGGTACGATGCTGCACTAGCGCCGCGCTCGACATAACTACTGTCGAACGTCGCGTCGAACACGAGGGGCTATCGTTTTTGGCGATAACCCTGGCAAGCTACGGGAAAGCCATTGAAAGGTGGCTTGATCGCGGCTTTGTCGACCCTTCGGACGCAACCGAATTTCGATTCGGGAGTCGTCTTACTGGTCTCCCCCCATTCCTGGGAGGTTTCCTTGGTCGTGTGTTCGATGCTGCTAGTGGTGTACTCCTGGAAAGTCCTTCCATCGAAGCAATCTATTCCTTGCGTCAGCTAACGCTGATGTTTGGAAAGATCGCCCTCCCGGAGGAGCCCCAACCGGGGCTTCTCTCCCTAAGAGGCGGCCAAAAGGTCGTCTCGAAGGAACGCGAGAGGCGAGCGATGATGGACTATGTCCAGTGTGAGCAGGATGTCCGAGAAGCTGATGAACGGCTCTTCACCCATGACTGGGTGGAGTTTGACCGTATCGCCAGTTTGCTTTTTGACGAATACTTCCTCAAGGTGGACAGCGATGTCCAGCTAGGGAAGCTCGTTCCGAAGCATGGTCCAGGCGCTGTCGCAGACCGCATTTCCAGTAATGGAAAGTGGAAGCTGCGAACCTGGCCATCTCGCCTTCGGCAGTATTTTCCGCCGGAGGAGTTCCTTATCGTGAACGAAAAGCCCGAGAGGGTTGATCGTTTACGTGAGGAATTGACTATCCTCGAACCCGGTTCTGAGATGCCCGTGAGGGTTATCTCAGTTCCTAAAACGCTCAAAACGCCACGGATCATTGCGATTGAACCGACTGCTATGCAATATGCACAGCAGTCGCTCTTTCGCTCGTTCCGCGATCATCTCGAGGGGGATAACCTCCTCTCGTCGATGATCGGAATTGAGGACCAGGACCCCAACAGGTCAATGGCTCAAGCCGGATCCCACAGTGGGGATCTAGCCACGCTCGATCTGAGCGAAGCTTCCGATCGCGTTTCGAAGCGGCATGTAGAGCATCTGCTCGGCCGCCACTCCGCATTGCACGGAGCGGTTATGTCGTGTAGGAGCTCAAAGGCCGCTGTACGAGGACATGGGGTAATTCCCTTGTCCAAGTTCGCGTCTATGGGTTCAGCCCTCTGTTTCCCGATGGAGGCGATGGTCTTCTTGACCATCATCTTTGTCGCGATTCAGAAGGAGCTGAGTACTCCGCTTTCCCGCGATATCCTGATGAAGGATTTTCGCGGGCGGGTGCGTGTCTTCGGGGATGATATTATCGTCCCTGCGGACTATGTGCTGTCCGTGGTTCACGAACTCGAGAACTTCGGTTTGCGAGTTAACGTGCACAAGTCTTTCTGGACTGGAAGGTTCAGAGAGTCTTGCGGACGGGAGTATTATGACGGCGAGGACGTTAGTATCGTCCGTGTCCGTCAAGTACTACCGCGATCACGGCAGGACGCGACTGGTGTGATATCAGCCGTGTCTCTCCGCAACCAAGCCTACTGGGCTGGGCTGTGGAGGACCGCCGGCTGGCTGGATACGTACATGAAGAAGCTCCTTAGGGAGTTTCCCAATGTCGGACCAGACTCACCAGTGCTGGGCAGGGAGAGCGCTCTGGGATACCAATTCCAGAGGCTTGACCCGAATACGCACGGCCCTTTGGTTAAGGGCTATGTAGTGCGAGCCAAGGCACCGTTCGATCCGTTGGACGGTGAAGGCGCCCTGCTCAAGTGTCTCATAGGCAACCCTGACGAGCTCACTCCTTCTCAGGAGTGGGACTCGCTAAGAGCCATCCTATTCGACGTTGCGAGCGTCGATGATGAGCACTTGGAACGTTCTGGACGTCCCGAGCACGTCAGCATCAAGCTCGGGTGGAGGCCGCCCTACTAAGAGGCGGTCCGGTTTCACCCAAAAGGTGGTGACCGGCGGGAGATGTCGAAGACATCCTCCCCATCCACTGGGCCAGATTCAATCTGACCAGTGGTGTCGCGACTTGGCC